GATACCCGCCCGTAAGCGTGGAGCTATGGGTATTCAAGGATAAGCCAAAAAGCTGGTATGAACCTGAACACTTAACAATTCTGGAGAAAAAATATGACCCCAAAAAGTTATGACATTGACACCGCCAAGGAAATAGTAGGCGATGCGCGTATGCGCGTTATTGAAGCCAAAGCAAGGCAGGATGCAGACAACGCAAGCGGCTATGGTATGGCGCATGTGGAAACCGGGGTTAGCTATTGGGATAGGGTAGTGCAGTCTATGGAGTTGGTTGTATACGATGCAGCGTACCGCAAAAGGTTAGAACGAATTCAACGTATCAAAGAGAAGGAGAACACATGACTAAACAAGATGCACTCAACATTATCAAAATATTGTCCGCGCTAGAGTCGTGGGCATTCAGTACAAAAACCCCGTTTCCCGAATACCTAACCGAAGACCTACGCATAGCGGTACGGAAGTTGGAAGCAATCGTATTGGAGAAAAATGCATAAGTCAAACCACCAATCCATACGGATGTTGCTACAACAGTACCATGATGGCCTGATCACTTCCGAGATAGCTGAACGGCTGGAGAAAGATGCGAGTCATATTAAACGTGCGCTGTCAAAAATGCCCGATGTGTACATAGACCGCTGGACAACCCGCCGAAAACAATGGACTGCTGTATGGTGCGTAGTAGTGCCACCGCAAAATTGCCCTAAACCAACCACAACTAAACGAAAGGAAATGAATGGACATACCGAACTTTGCAGCTTGGTCCAATGAGAACCTAGCAAAGTTTGCATCTGAATCTTACGAGAGGATGCAAGCACAACAAGAGGCCATCATGCAAATGCAAGGTGACTTCAAAGACGCAATGGCGCAACTGCGCCAACTAATAAAGGAAAAAAATGAAAATCTTGTTGACTAAGATCCGCCTTGACGGTGGAACACAACCCCGCAAAGAGCTAGACGAAACCCTAGTCCAGCACTACACCGAAGAGATACTTGAGGGCCAAGCATTTCCGCCTGTCGATCTATATTTTGACGGCAAGCACTACTGGCTTTCTGATGGCTTTCACCGTTGGCACGCACACAAACGTGCAGGGCATAAAGACATTGCCTCTAACGTCATAGAAGGCACTAAGCGCGATGCCTTTATAGCTTCTCTCAAGGCCAATGCACAGCATGGCAAAGCCAGGACACCTGAAGAGCGCCGGTATGTTGTCCAGCTTGCGCTTGAAGACATTGAGCTAGGCGACCTGTCCGATACGCAAATCGCTCAGGTCTGCTTGGTGAGCAACATGACTGTTGGCCGTGTACGTAAGGCATTGGGCCTTAAGAAAGAAACAACCGTGGGTAAAGACGGTAAGCGGCGCGACACTTCAAACATTGGCCGCAAAGCATTGCCGGCTGCATATCCTGAGCCAGAGTTTGAAGACGAAGACAAGCTGACAGAGTTAGCCACAGAGATAACGGCGGTATCAGAAGAGAACACAAAGCTCAAAGATATGCTTGCGGTCCGTTCTCTTCCTGTTTCAGAAGAGGCCCAAGCAGAGGTCCAAGAGACCATTGATTCGCTGCGTGAGCAAGTAAGAGAGCTAGAGGCCAAACTAAAATCCATGACGCAAAGCAGGGATGAGTTCATGCCCAAGAACGCTGAGATGCTTAAGCAGATAAACTATTGGAAGCGCAGAGCCGAAAAGGCCGCATAACACCGAAGCTGGGCGGTTTCCCAGCAGGAGAAAGCATGATTGAATTAAGACCACATCAAGCGGATGTAGTGGAGAAGCTCGAACAGAGTTTTGCCCAGCACCGCTGCCAACTGTTGTATGCGGCCACAGGTTTTGGCAAAACAGAAGTAGCCATGCACATCATGGTTCAAGAGGCCAAGAAGGGCGTCAAGGTTGCGATGGTGCTAGATAGGATTGTGTTGGTAAACCAAACCAGCGCACGCCTATCTAAGTACAAGATCAACCACGGCGTGATGCAGCAAGATCATTGGCGGTATCGTCCCTACGAAAGAATCCAGGTGTGCAGCGCACAGACCTTGGAGCGTAGGGATGACTTTCCCGATGTTGGCCTCCTGATCGTTGATGAGTGCCATGTGCAGCGTCAGAAAATAACTGAGTTCATCAAAGATCGACCAGAGATGCGCGTCATTGGCCTGACCGCTACGCCATTTGCAGACGGCTTGGGCTCTACCTACACCCATGTAGTCGGAGCAAAGCCCACGGGACAGTTGATAGAAGAGAAGTGGCTAGTCCCACTCAAGATCTTTATAGCCAAAGAGATTGACATGACCGGCGTTAAGAAGGTGGCCGGCGAATGGTCGCAGGATGAGACAACCAAGCGCGGTATGCAGATTACCGGCGATATAGTTGACGAGTGGGTTAATAAGACCAACCAACTGTTCGGCGGTCCTAAAAAGACTGTGGTGTTTGCCTCCGGCGTAGAGCATGGAAGGGACCTTGTCAGGCAGTTCAACGAGCGCGGCTACAACTTTGTTTCCATCTCCTACAAGGAGGATGATGACTTCAAAAGGGAGACAATTGAGGATTTCAGCGCCCCTGACACGAAAATTAACGGACTAATTGCCACAGACATACTAACTAGAGGTTTTGACGTACCTGATGTGCTGATAGGAGTGTCAGCTAGGCCGTTCTCCAAGTCTTTTTCCTCCCATGTCCAGCAAATGGGACGAATCATGCGGCCCTGCGATGGCAAAACGCACGGCATATGGCTAGACCATTCGGGTAACTACCTACGCTTTAGGAAAGAATGGGACGAATTGTTTGAGCAAGGCGTCACAGAGTTGCACGAAGGCTCTGAGTCAACCAAGAAAGAACCTACAGAGAAGAAGAAAACAGACTCCAAGTGCGGCGGCTGCGGTGCGCTTTGGATATGGCCTGACAGGGTCTGTGGTGAATGCGGCTGGACGCGGCCAATTAAGGAAGTACTAAACGTCCCAGGCCACATGGTTGAGTTGGAGATGGGGCAGAAGAAGTCCGTGGCCGACAACCAGACTTTCTATTCTGAAATTTTGTACTACAGTCGTATGCGCGGATACAAAGACGGCTGGGCTGCACACAAGTACAAAGAAAAGTACGGGTCATTCCCTCGCGGCCTTGATGCAAATGTAAAGTCACCCAGCTTTAAGACTCTCCAATGGATTAAAAGTAAAAACATTGCTTGGGCAAAGGCTAGAACATGACGTTTGAAGACTTTGCAAGGCTACATGGCCTCATGCTTGACCATGTGATTGAGGGCCGGTGGGTAAGAGTGCCGACAGAGGACCATCCGAGAAAGAAGAACGGCGCGTACATATTTGATGGTAGAAATGGCCTCATACAGAACCATGCGGTCCACGAATCCCCCATTAGGTATGTGTCCGACCAGCCATTCGTGCCTGACCCACAGGCTGCAGCCAAGCGCCAAAAGCAGCGCGAGGATAGGGTAAAACACCAGTCCGAGGCGGCTAAAAAGGCAGCATTCATCTTTAACAATGTTAGAGTAGAGCAGCATCCTTACCTAGTTCGCAAGGGATTTACAGAGCCGGCAAAGGTATGGAAGGGGCTTTTAACTGTCCCCATGCGGGTGGCCGGTAACTTAGTTGGCCTCCAGCTTATACATATAGACGGGACAAAGCGGTTTTTGTCAGGGCAGCAGACAAAAGGTGCAAGCCTCGTGATAGACAACAAAGGCCCGAATGTCCTTGTGGAGGGGTTGGCTACGGGATTGTCGGTGCGCCGTGCGCTGAAACTCTTGAGGCTGCGCTACTGCATCCATGTTTGCTTCTCGGCTGGCAATATGCTGGAGATAGCCAAAGGCCTGGACAGCCCGATAGTGGTGGCCGACAACGACCCGATGGGAATAGGCACCGCCAAAAAAATAGCCTCACGCTATTGGCTAGGCGAGGCTGGCGAGGACTTTAACGACTACGAACAGAGGGTAGGCAGTCAGGCGGCTGCCGAGTCCCTCCGCCCGTTCTTTTAGATTCCCTCCAGTTCAGAGTCTGCGGCAAAGGTGCTGGAAATAGGGCCTTCGTCCTCGGCTCCGTTCTTGTATATGTGTATATCAATGCCGTTCTCTCTGCTAAAGACACGCACTGCAAAGCCTCTGACGGCAAACCATGCTGCGCCGTCCACCAGTTCGTAGTCACCATCTTCGAGTGTCATGCTTTCTCCTTCATTACATAGGCAGGATTGCCGGTCTCACGCATATAGGTCATGGCCTCGTCGTTGGCCTCCTTTTGGGTCTTGAATTCCCCTAAAAAGGTGTGGTTGTGGTTGTAAACGCGATACATTATTTCTGCTCCTTCATAAGTTTGAGTGCGTGGGCGGCACCATCTTCCCACATTCCCATAGCATCCATGATGGATGTGTAGTCTTCACCAAACTCGTCATAAAGGGCGTCATGGTCTACTTCTCCCTCCATGTCATCCTTCATCCGTCCGATAAATTGGGATACTGTCGTGGGTGATGCGCTGCCGACGTTCTTTCGGTAGGCGTCTGCGAATGCGTTGTAGTCTAGGTTCATATCATCCTCCTAGGTTGCTGGGGCTGTGGTTCATTCCGGCATCTTCCCAAACCTTGTCGATTGCTTCGTAGTAGGCCGTTGAACACTCGCCATCGTCATCAAAATCATACTCAGGCATATCGCACATATGGTCGGTTCCATCCTTGCGATAGCCCATGTAGCCCATACCCGATTCAATGTAGGTCGCCTCCACTTGGATACCGGCTGCTTCCATCGCGGCGTAAATGCCCTCGGGTGGTGCCCATGCGGTATCAAAGTAAACAAAGATAGAGTTGGCCTCAATTTCGTATCGGTCAATTTTCGCGTCCCACTTTGTTCCCCACTCTGCGACACAGTAGTCGTACCAGTTGGAATGACCAAACTGCTCAACCAGTTCTTGGCCTTCTTCTGTCAATGGGCCGTGGTGGGCAATGGCATCCTTGAGCGGCTGCGGCACCGGCTTAACGGCTTGAAACCACTCGGCATTTTTACCCTTTTTCAGTTCCTCCAGTATCTTCACCATCATGAGGTTGTCTTGCGGGGCCGTCAAGCGGCAGGAATTGGCGCACCAATTTGGCATAACTTTCTCCTAGTTTAAGTTGGACAATAGCGTCCCCTAAACCCTGCTCGGCAGGGCTTAGAGGGGTTACTGCTTGATTAGCGAATCAAACTGCTCCAGCACACTTTCGCGGCTTCCCTTGAGGTTGAATTCCTTTTTGATGATGGTGTAAAAACTGCGTCCGCTGCGGCGTAGTCCCTTAATTTCCAGTTTCAGGCCAGCCCGTAGGGTCAGCATCCGAAAATGCAGGATTTGGTTCGGTTCAGAAATTACCATTGGTCATCCTCAATTTGTTCGTCAACGTCTGCTTGTGAGTAGTACTCAAAAATCTTGGGGTCATACTTGGACAGGACAGCCTCTTGGCACTTGTCGCACACTCGGGCAAGGGGAATGCCCCTGCCGTCATGTTCCCACCAGCTATCGGCTCGGGTATGGTCGCATCGGTTCATATTTCCTCCAAGGGTAAAACTTCGTCATCAATCATGGCGCGTCCCACTTCGGGGCCACCATCTTGTTCTGTGTATTGGGCGGTCAGGTTGTATTCGGTATCGTGGCACCCAGCTAGGTTCATCGCGTGGTTGGCATCGTCTGCCTCCACTTCCACTTCCACTACAAAAAATTGTCGTACTAGGTATTTCATTGAATCCTCGCAATTGGAATGACGCGGCTTGCGCGTTGGTTGACTAGGTTGGTCTTGGTGCCGTGGGCTCGAAAACCCACTATGCTTTTGCGGTTCACGTTTTGGCACAGTTGGCACACAGCACAGGTCATGTACTCGCGGGTCTGCGCGGGGCAAACCACAATAGAACGTCCTGCCGGTGTGTAGGAATGCTCGGGCGTATCCACAGGCACAATGCACACCACAGGACCGGCTTTGAGTTCAGCTAGGCGGTCCGCCTCTCCAGCATCATCTGCAGACAGGTTGATGGTGTAGCCCCATGCGTTGGCGTGGCGTATCCACCTGATTGCTTGTGCTGACTTCTTGTGCGTATAGGTAAACCCTCTGCGTCCGAAGTTGGCGCGGACGATTAGCCCTAGTTCGTAGGCATCCACCTGCTCACCAGTTCCCACAAGGTCGCCCACTACTTCCCCTCTCCACAGTTGGTCGTCCGGCAGCGCGGCTATCTTTACCACCAGTTCTTCGGTGGTCATGCCGCTGCGGTCTGCTCGGTTCCAAGCAAGGGAGGTATGGTAGTCGTCCCCATAGCATCCTTTGCGGTACCAAGTACAGGAGGGAGGGCACGATGCCCTCTCCCGATACGTTACAGGAATCGGGCCTACCTTGCGGTTACCCGATTTCTCAACGAATAGCGTTCTCATGTCACTTCCCTCAAAGAGCATTCGTAGCCAGTAGCGGCGCGATAATCACGACTGCTGCCGTATTCAGCGACCAGGCGTAGTGGCACGGCGATACCAAACTGCGTCCTCGCTTTGCGTAGTGCGCCGATAAACGTCTTTGCGTGAATTTCACGATGCCACACTTCGGCATCAGAAAATAGATAAATCTTCATACTGCTTCCAAATTTAAATAGGTGGTAATAACGTAACCGGCAAGCACACCACCCCACAACAGGGCTAACTTGAACAGTAGGCCATCGTTGGTCATGCCGAGGTAAATGAAGATAGTGGCTAGTACGGCACAGCCGATATCGTAGGCAATTAGGGTCTTGTCCATGATTACGCTCCTGCCATTTCGTTTGCCCACTCTTCACCCATCGCGGCTAGGACAAAGTCGTAACTTCCCTTGGTGCCTTGCTGTACTTCGGTGCGGCTAGGGATTCGGTTGCCGTAGTAGTCACGGGCGGAATTGGCACCTAACATACATTGGCCGTTCTCGATGGCCTGCATCATTGTGCGGCCGTAACTGCCTTGTAGGCTCCACATACCGCTATTGATAGCGCGTTGTACTGACAGGTGGTAGTCCAGTTCGCTAACGTCCTCGTCTGACTCTATAGCGTTGATATCGTTTAAGTTAAACATGAAAACTCCTTGGTTAGTTCGGCCAATGGTGGCCCGTAAACCCTGACTAGCAGGGCTTACAGACTGCACTAGCGCGGCTCTATGGTGAAGGTGTTGTTACCGAAAAAGCTGCCGATTTTTTCTGAAATCAGGTCTTCCATGACTGAATTCTTTTCCATGTACTCCTCCACGGCATTTTCAATGTCCACGTTTTCGTTGTTCCAATCTTGTATCTTGTCATCTAGGTTGTCAGCCATCCAGTTTTCAATCAGTTCGCCTACATCTTGCTCAGCGATTGCTTCGCGCACTTGCTCACGCACCAGCGACATGAGGGCGGTAACTGGGTTTGCGCGAGCACTCATCTCGTTAATCTTGTCCACCAGCACCTTCTTTTCTGCGCGGTGCAGTTCGATGGCAGTATTGAGGGTGATTTGTGCGGCGGTACGGATAGCGATAGAGTCGCTACTGTTGGCGGCAGCGGAACATAGTTCATTGACGTAAACAAGGGCAGAATTCATGTTTGGGTGGGTAGCGAAAAGGTCGTTTTTGTGGTCGGTTAGCATAAACTTTAACTCCTGTTAATGTTGAACAAGACCGGCGCGAGGCCGGTTTCGCCTATTGAAGGCTCATCAGTTGTTCTTACCAGTTCTCGCGGTAGTACTCGGCATCCGCTTGGCGCTCAGCGTAGACTTCAGCCACATCCTTGAGGGTTCTCCAAGCAGCACGCTTACCCAAGGGCTTGCCTTCGTGGTTGGTGAATAGCTTGGCGTAATCCTCGTCAGCCCAGCACTCCACCATCGTGTCTGCTCCGTTGGAGTAGTTCTCTTCGCACCACTTCTTCATTGCTGCTATCTCTGTCTGAATGTTCATCTTTCTCTCCTAGGTTGGTTGCTACACATGGCGTTGATTGAGGCCATGTCTGATATTTGAACATAGATTTTGTTAAAGTTCAACAGGCCGGCAAAAATATTTTCGGGCGGGTTGGGTTGTCCAGGCTGCGGCATAGACTGCAAGGCCGTGGTATATTCGGCGCGTTCTCAATTCATACCGGCTAGTCACTAAAGACATAGGCAGTAACAAACATGGCTAAACAGACAACACAGAAACTAACAAGGGCGCAGATACGTCAAGGGCTGGATACGATTCCCATAGAAACGCTACTAAGCAGCGGCACAGGGAAGAAACCCAGCATCACTCCCAAGATGCGTAAGTTCGCAGAGTCAGTAGCTATGGGTACTAGCAAGGCAAAAGCATACAGGGATGTCTATAACGCCAATCCAGCACCCAGCACGATAGTGACGGCACCATACAAGCTGGCAGCAGATGCTAGGGTCAAACGCGAGATAGAGGCCTACAAGATAGCAATAGAGGCCGAGAAACACCGAACCCCGACTCAATTGAAGGCTCTCCTCGTCCAGCAGCTAGTCCAGCACTCACTAGACGATAACTTTCCCCCAGCTAGTAGGGTTCAATGCTTGAAACTCTTGGGTTCTCTCTATGACGTAGGCGCGTGGGTTGAGCGCAAGGAGGTCACCACAGTTAACCGCAGCGAGGATATCAGGACGCGGCTACTCTCACGGCTACAGACTATCACAGTAGATGCAGATGTGAAGGCAGATGATGCACTAGACCTGCTGGCAGAGATACGCACAGCCAAGACGGAGGTCAACGATGGCTCTAGCGGCACACCCACCATAGGGGCACCCCCGCTATCGGGCCTGCCGGGGCCGGCTGACCCTCCACATACTATTCCACACAAACGATCTCAAGTAGAACGTAGCCCCCCTACAACATTAACAGAACCAGAGATAGTGGATGATTTTGACGAATAGCCCCCCTTGTGTTTCTGTAAGAAAAGGGTGGGGGGGTATATATTTTTGTTAGAGTTTGTAAAAATTAAGGAACATTAACAGATGTTAAAGTTTGATGGATTTCACAAAGCGTTGATGGGTGTAGCTGAAGTATGGGTACCTACTGGGGTGGGGATGTCTTTGGTTGAGAAGGCTGTATATGATGGGTATAGGATGGTTAGGGTACTTATGCGTAAGGGCATGACTGAAGAAGATGCTCGCGAGTACATTTCTTTTAATGTAGAGGGTGCTTACCTTGGGCCGGAGACTCCTATCATCTACTGGACATACGTTCCTGAACATTAACAGCTGGTAAAGTTAAAAGAACATTAACAGGAGTTAGAGTTGTTATATCCTAAAGAGCCTTATGTGGTAAAGAAGAAGGAGTACCTTATGACTGAGAAGCAGCGGACGGTTTTTTTGGTGATAGATGAGTACTGGAAGAACTTTGGTTATGGGCCGTCTATAGATGACATCATGTACCAGACTGGGGATAAGGGGCGTGGTAATGTTCATAGGGTGGTTAAGAAGCTTTGTGACCTTGGGATATGTAAGCGGGTGAGTAAGAGCGCCCGTAGTGTTCGGCCTAGTTATTTATCAATGAGGAATATATGAGCGATCCTAAAAAGACTGATGAAGAACCTGTGGACATGCCTACGGATGAAGACTACCTTGCGGCTCTTGGGCCTTGTGGTAAATGAACATTGACGCTATCAGTAAGGCGATAGAGCTTTTGCCTGTTAATGAGCAGGAGGCTTTCTTTGACGAGCTAGATGAGTACCGGGCTTCTTTGACCAGGGAAGAGGCGCAGGTAGACTTCCTGAAGTTTGTTCACTCGATGTGGCCGGGGTTTATAAACGGAAGACACCATAAGGTGATGGCTAGGAAGTTTGAGGAGATTGCTTCGGGGAAGATTAAGCGCCTGATCATTAACATGCCACCCCGGCATACGAAGTCAGAGTTTGCCAGCTACATGCTGCCGGCTTGGTTCCTAGGTAAATACCCTAACAAGAAGATCATCCAGACATCTAATACGGCTGAGCTTGCGGTGGGCTTTGGTAGGAAGGTAAGGAACCTTGTGGGAAGCGAGCAGTACGCCAAGATCTTTCCCAATGTTAATTTGAGGCAGGACAGTAAGGCGGCTGGACGTTGGTCTACTAATAAGGATGGGGAATACTTTGCTATCGGGGTTGGGGGGACGGTGACGGGTAAGGGCGCGGACTTACTTATCATTGACGACCCACACTCTGAGCAAGAGGCTGCTTTAGCCGCCGGGGATGCTTCTGTCTTTGACAAAGTCTACGAGTGGTACACATCTGGACCTAGGCAGCGTCTACAGCCTGGAGGGTCTATCGTTGTAGTTATGACCCGCTGGGCTAAGAGAGATCTGACGGGCCGGATTCTTCAGTCTTCTGTAGAGAAGGACGGGAACGACGAGTGGGAGGTAATCGACTTCCCCGCGATACTGCCCAGCGACAAACCCTTATGGCCTGAATTTTGGAGCCTTGAAGAACTGGAGGCTCTACGTTCTGAACTGCCAGTCTCAAAATGGAACGCCCAGTATCAACAAAGCCCGACCTCAGAGCAAGGGGCAATTGTTAAGCGGGAGTGGTGGAAGGAATGGAAGAACGAAGACCCACCCAGGTGTGAGTTCATTATCCAGAGTTGGGATACCGCGTTCTTAAAGACAGAGCGGTCCGACTATTCGGCTTGTACTACCTGGGGTGTTTTTTATATTAACGAGAACCCCAACGACGCCAATATTATTTTGCTGGATTCTTTTAAGCGCCGGATGGAGTTCCCTGAGCTAAAGGAAAAAGCCTTTAACCACTACAAGCAGTGGGAGCCGGATGCGTTTGTTGTTGAGGCCAAGGCCTCTGGTGCGCCGTTAATCTTTGAGTTGCGGGCTATGGGGATCCCCGTCCAAGAGTTTACGCCCAGCAGGGGTAATGATAAGATGGTAAGGATTAACTCTGTAGCTGATCTGTTTGCTAGTGGAAAGGTATGGGCTCCGTCTACAAGATGGGCCGATGAGCTAATAGAAGAGATGGCCGCTTTCCCTAACGCAGAGAATGATGACTTGGTTGACTCCGCTACCCAGGCATTAATCAGGTTCAGAAAAGGCGGCTTTATTCGTTTGCAGACAGATGAGCAAGACGAGATCCGCGCTTTCAGGCGCAAGACATCTTATTACTAAGGATTGATATGTCCATTGAAAAATCACTATACGCCGCTCCTATGGGCATTGAGTCACTGGCTGAGCCCGACATTGAGATTGAGATTGAAGATCCAGAGTCAGTAACTATTAAGACTGGCGACATTGAGATTGAGATCGGTAGCGTTGAAGATGACTTTGATGCCAACCTTGTTGAGCATTTGCCTGACGATGTTGTTTCTGGTTTAGTCTCTGACCTACTAAGTGATTTTGACGAAGACATTAACTCTCGTAAAGACTGGATGCAGACTTACGTTGACGGGCTTGAGCTTTTGGGAATGAAGATTGAGGAGCGGGCTGATCCTTGGATTGGAGCCTGCGGGGTTTATCACCCTTTATTGTCAGAGGCGGTAGTTAAATTTCAGGCCGAAGTAATGATGAGTACTTTCCCGGCTGCAGGCCCGGTGAAGACACAAATTATTGGCAAAGAAACTCCTCAAAAGAAGCAAGCCGCTACCCGTGTGGCTGCTGATATGAACTATGAGCTAACGGATGTGATGACCGAGTTCCGCCCTGAGCATGAGCGCATGTTGTGGGGCTTGGGTCTGGCTGGTAATGCCTTTAAGAAGGTGTACTTTGACCCAAGTTTAGACCGCCAGACATCTATTTTTGTTACGGCTGAAGACCTTGTGGTCCCTTATGGCGCGTCGGACCTGCAAACGTCCCCTCGCGTTACGCACATCATGCGCAAAACAGAAAATGAACTGCGCAAACTACAAGT